GCCGTCTTGAACGTCACAATCTCATTGGCCCTGTTGATACAGACCTTGTTGTTGATGTTCTCCCGGACGTACTTCTCCTTGTACTGGATGTCCTGACTGCCCTTGTAGTAGTTGTACAGATATGTGATCTCAGCGGCATTCTGAGCGTGGACGGACAGCGCCCTCGTCAGCACATCGACAACGTTCTCTGCGGTGATCTCCCGCACGTTGGTCTTGATTTTTCGCCGCCCCGTCAACCCACCGCTGGGCAAGCATGACATTCCCTGCTCGATCTGATATTCAAGTCGCACACTATCCCTCCCCAGCGATTTTTTCGGTATATAAACAAAAAAGGCCAACCCGTAAGGATTCCTTACAAGTTGACCACTTTCGGCCCTTCCTCCCCAAACTCTTATGGAGAGGGAGAAATATTTAATGTACATCCCGCAGAATGTCTGAACAGCTTATGCGCTATACGGCGTTCTCCGCAGGATTGCTTTTCAGTTCGCTCCGCTTTACCTGGAGAAGTTTCAGCCCGTCTTTGCCCGGAACGATCTCCACTCGGATGTTCCTGTTCGCCGCTCTCTCTATGGCGGCTATCTGTTCCGCTGACAGTTTATATGCCGGACTGTTGCTCATAGCTCCTCCACGATGAATAAAGCGTATTTTTATGCAGTCAAAATCACAAGATATATTGGTATACCTACCTATACACCTACAACATACACCAAAAGCGTACATTTGTCAAGTATAAAATTTTAGTTTATCATATTTCTTTCGGTTTTTCAACCTGCTTTCGGATGAAATGCGCCGTTTTGTGCTTTTTTACTTATATGTTTGCTGGTTCGCACCTCTACCGGCAGACGGAGTGTGAAGCGCACGTTCCTCTGTCCATCCGAGTTTTTTTATTCTGTCCCTTGCGGTTTGCGGTTTAATACCAACTTCACGGCATTTCTCTGAAAATGATTTTTGGGCGTTTACGGACGGCTCGTTTACAGCTCGTTCAACGTCCCATCCCCTTTTGTATATCCTGTCGTGAAGCGTATCATATGACACGTTCGACTTTTCAGCGAGATCGTGCAAACGCACTTTTTCTCCTCGGTATTCAACCCAAAGGGTAGTCCTTTTGTTAAGGCGTTGTTCGTTTAAAGAAATCCACTTGCAATTCTCCGGGCTATAGTTTCCGTTCACGTCAATGCGCTCAATCGTCATATCTCCCGTGTATCCGCTGCTTAATGCCCAATCAACGAAATTATCAAACCCATTCGACAGGCTTTTCCACTCTTCGCATATGGCAATGCCCCTTCCGCCGTAATCTTTGTATCTTGGCGAATTGACGTTTAAGCAACGCTTTCTTATCCCGTGCCAAATTCCGTGCAGCCTCTTGTATTCATAGATCGAATGACGGTACTTTGTGGCCCTTTTGGCGCATACCTCGTCATGGTAACATCCGCATGATTTTGTTGTTCCAGTAATCAAGTCTCTCGGATTAACCGTTTTTTCTGTTCCACAGTCGCACTTGACGTTCCAAAGCCAATGAGTTCTTCCTTTTTCATCCCTTTTGTTTACCACACCCAAAACTGTAAGTCTACCGAATTTTTGTCCGATCCACGCTGGATTGCTGTATTTTTCGTTCCATGTAGCCATATTATCCCTCCTTACCACGGTCTGTTGATGACAACTGCCGTATTGTTGTATCGAAACGCCATATCACAAGCCATTGCAAGGGCGTCACCCGCATCGTCGTGTTTTGCTGCCTTTCCCGTAATGGTGAAAGAAAACAGGTTGGTCATAAACTGCTGGTAGGCCAGCGGTCTTTTCCCATCGGACAGGAAAAGCATTCTCTCTCTGATTTCGGGAGCCTTATCAAAGATGCGCTGCCTCTTTCCGTTCCCTGTAAAGTGGTTTGTGTTGATTACAAGATTGACTCTGATCCCGTCGCTTTTCAGAATGTTCTCAATGTCCTCCCCGTAGCTGGCGGTCATCTTCGTGCCCTCCACCTTCACGGCCTGGATGTTATGCTTTTTGATGAGCCGAACAATCTCCGGCTGAGTTACCGTCTTTTCGCCGTTGTCAAAAACAACATCCGCACAATACAGATCGTCTCCGTATTGGTAAAAGACGGGAGCCGCTGTGAAGTCTCCGCCGCCCCACGCAGGGTCAACAACCATGAAAATCCTGTCTGGTGTCCCATCGGGTAGAACCCCGTTGTAATAGCGCAACTGATCCGGCTCAAACACAGCTCCGTTTCGCTCGACAGGTTCCCCTTGATATTGGGCCAGCCAGCTTGCCACGTCGTTATTGCGAATGAAAGATGCCCTGCGCTGCTGATAAAACTCAGTGGAAAAACCAACTCCGAAATTGTAGTCAAAGTTTGATTCGTCGTTTTCGTCCAGGGCGGGAACGTTTATTGCCCTCCAACGCTTTCCCTCATACTTCGGGTCGTTTTCCAGCAGGTCTTTTCTTCTCGCTATGCAGTCCGTGATTGACCAGCGTGTACCTTCCCAAATGAGTTTTCCGCCCATTTTGATACGGGGTATGAGGTTGTTGTCCACTTTGTCCCACGCCGCCTTGACGCGATCAGCAGACAGGATTTCCTCGATGCCGGAGTGAAGGTCATCAGCGATGCAGTAGCCGTTACAGTCGCAAGCACCGTTCAGAGTGCCATACAGAGACCTGCCCGTAAAAGACGCATACCTTTTCTTCCGTTCCAGATTGAGTATGAGGTCGTTGGCGTTGGTCGCCGCTATCGTTGCTTTCGGGAACACATCAGAATAGTTGTACGTTACCTTGTCGTTGATGATCTCCAACAAGCCGTTGTAGAACACTCTTACCACGCTGTCCGTATAGGAACAATACAGGTTTGACTTTTCGCTGTCTCGGCCCATCACCCACAGGAGGAACATGACCATGAGCGTTGTCTTGCCCGTTCTCGGCGGCTGTGACAGAAACAGCTCGTCAAGGTTGCCCTCCTCCATTTCCTGCAATGCGTTTACAATCGGAAGGAGCTGTTTCCTCCTCGGCAACCAAAACTGCTGCTCAATCGGCCTGTTGATTTCCAGATACAGCATGAAGTCATCAAAGCTGTCCGGGGCGCAGTAGCACCGCACACGCCGCATCAGCTCATACAGCTTGACCTTGAAATCCGGCACGGCCCTGTCCGTTGCGTATCGGTTGCCAGCCGCTATGCGCTTCAACAGCTCATGCGCCAGCTCGACTTGTACATACCCGTCTCGCTCCTCCCCGATGAGCCGTATCGCACCAAACGCATCGTTGTAAACCGAGGCGTCCAGCTTGCCGCTCCCATCCATCACGCCGTATATGTTCCTCAATATCTGCTCGTTCCGGGTAGGCTCCACACGCTTGCCCGTAACCGCCTTGTCCATCAATGTCACACCCCCATATAGCATACCAATATTGTGTGCTTATCTGCCAAAAGCAAACCGCCTACAATTCGTAGTCGGTTGCCCATAATAGTTTCCGCCCAATAAAATTGCCTTTTTGCTTTTTGAAAAATTCTCGGACTCGGTAAATCGCCTTTTTGTTTTTCGCAGGATATTCAGACGATGCCCTTTTCCGCTCTGTCGTGCCGTTCAGAAGACCAACAACCTTGCCATCATATCCCGCTTTCTTTTTTCTCTTCGAGATTGACTTCGCCGACCAGCCCAGCCCCGCACCTTGGACGAGACAGACCACACCGATCAGTCTTCTTTCTTCTCGGTATCGCCCACGCTGACCGGCTCATTCGTAATCTGATACCGCTCGCGCCGCCTCATGTCACCCTCGTTCGGAAACTCAATGTATACCTTCCCGCCAAGCGCATCAACGTATTTCAGCAGCGTGTCCACGCCCATTTCGTTGAGTTGCTTCTTCCCATTAACCATTCGATACCCCGACAACGCCGTACTCACCGACATACGACCAACACCGAGTATCCTGCCGAGTCCAGCCCCAGACAGGCCGAGGCTTTTCATTCTCTCCCGCAATACGTCCCTGTACTTCATCCTTTTATAACCTCCTAAACGTTTGTAATGTAATGGCATTACGCAAAGCAAGTCGATACACGCAAAATAATGCCGCTATTACAACCAATTTCAGGTAAAGTATATCACTAATGCTACCACTTGCCAAGCTGATTTTGTTGTTTGTAAGATAGTTTTTTTACATCCGTGCGGCGTGGACATAGACCAAGGCCGTCAAAAAGACCATGCGAAAATGCCAATTCTGATCGGAAAAACCGTGCCGTTTGGTTCGTGAAATATCAAATTGGCAAGACCAAACACCGTTTGCAACCCGTTTCGTCTTGGCGTGACCAACCGACTTCCGCCCGTCAGACACCCGCCATTCGCGCACTACCACCCATTATTAGACTGTTTGTCACTATTGTATTCGCTCTATTACGGGCCTTTTTTGGTTGGCGGGTGCTGAGAGGGGCAAGGTGTGTGGCCCCCCGGCCCCCCATATCCCCCGGTGGTGCTACGATCCGCCCCGCCCCGCTATTATTATATAGGTATCCCCGCCGCCCTGGTACATGGTGCATGAAATGACGATTTAGTGTAACAATACCCGGTCATGTGTTGCCGTTGCAACATTCGCAAAATAATTTGAAATTGCCTATTGACAATGTAATATTGCTATGCTACAATGCAACCGTAAGCAAAAGCAACGCCGCCCACACGGACGGCCCCAAAGAGCGAAAGGACGGTAAACAAAAGGAAATGACAATCTACACGGACAAGGCAAAAGCGAATGAAGCGCTTGTCAAAATCACGGCGCAGCAAGCCAAAAACAACTTGTTTGTCAATGTGAGTGTAAAGCCCTACAACGGAAAGAAATATCCCGCCGGAACGGTTGCTATTAAGATCGGATAAAACCACAAGGGGCGGCAAAACAACCGCCGCCCCGCTCATAAAAGAAAGGACGGAAACACAATGAACGAATGCACCAGCTACGCAAAGAATATTGCCGATGATCTCAACAGACTATACGACGGCGAGACCGTGGACGAATGCGAAAGCCTGTATGACTATATCGCGGATGTCCTTGATGTTGAATACACGCTTGACAGCAGCAAGAGCTTAATCGGCGTTAATCTCTATGTGACGTTGGGCGGTCCTACTTGTTGGATTGACACCAGACGGCAAGAAGTTGTTTGTCATTGGGGTACGGATTCGGGCCGCTGGTCTATTCCCGGTTGCGTGTGTGACGAAATCAACGATTATTTTGCTGATGTCATGCAATTCTAACAGCCGTTGCGGCGGCTATAAACAGCCCGTCAAGCCGCAAGCGTTCGCCCCTGTTGCTATCCGGCAGCGGGGGCGGGATCGGGAACAAACCCAAACCGAACAAGGAAAGAGGGGTATAAAATGAAACTGTTTTATTTATCTTTTCACCCGTCAACGGCTTGTGTAATTACAAGATGTTTCACCAGCGAAAAAGAGCGGGCCGACTTTCGGCGGCTGGTGGATCGCAACGGGGCCAACATCCAAACATGGGAATACACGCCAGCGAAAGAGGCTGAAAGATGATCTACACAACCCCGGGCGGGGCCGTCTATCCACTGTTTCGGGATATGCTGAAACAGCCGCATTTGTTGGTTGCTGGTGCAACGGGTAGCGGTAAATCGGTTGTAATCAATGGCATTATGTCCACGGCACTACACGATCCACCAGGAAACCAGAGAGGCGGCAAACAGTTTATCCTAATCGACCCGAAACGGGTTGAACTTGTCAAGTATAAGCCGCTACCGCATACGCTTTTTTACGCATCAGAGCCGCCCCAATTCGCCCCCGCCCTACAACTTGCCCTTGACATCATAGAAAGCCGCTATCGGGCCATGCAAGCCGCCCAAACAACCCTTTACGGGGGCGGCGATGTGTACATAGTCATAGATGAATTTGCCGACTTGATGACCACGCAACGCCGGACGGCGCAGCCGATGATTCAGCGCATAGCCCAAATCGGACGGGCCGCAAAAGTGCATATCATCCTTGCAACCCAAACGCCCATTGCAAAGGTACTACCAACTGAAATCAAATGCAATTTTGATTCCAGGGTAGGCTTGCGGACACGATCCCCGCAAGACAGCCGAAACATTATCAACCGTTCGCAGCTTGAAACCTTACCGCGATTCGGGCAAGCCGTTTATATCACGCCCGAACGGGACGAACAAATCAAAGTGCCCTATATCCAGCCGGACGAAATCAACAGACTTTGCCGCTGGTGGACGGCACAAGCCCCGGCGCAGAGCAAGCCCCGCCGCCGCTGGTTTTTCAAACGCCGATAACACCCCGCCCCGCCCCTAATCGGGCGGGGCTTTTCCTTTGCCCCAAACCGCCCAAACAAGCCACGCCCCGTACAAGGCCATTTTTCGCCCCGTAACGGGGTTTTTGTTTTGCCTGTATGATTTCATACCCCGCCGATAAAAACGCCGTACAAGTCAAGTATACGCCCCACAACGGCACACAAGCCCAATAAACGCCCCTACAATCAATTTTTATCTTTTCCCCGTCAAACTATACCCCCAAATCAAAAACGCCGTATAAGCCATTTTACGCCGTCACAGGGGCATATGCCCAAACCAACACGGGCAACGCCGCCGCCCTGGACAGAGGACAGCGCAAAACCACCAGCCCCGCCGCCCTGGACACCAGCAGCGGCCCCGCCCCGCTTGCCCCGTCCCGCCGTGGATTGCCGCACCAGCCCCGGCGCACCCTACCGCACCAGCCGCCGCAAGCCCCATCGGGCAAAAGCTGTTGGGGGTCTGATCCCGAAAAAATCCGAAAAGCCCTTTCTGCGGCCTTATGGCTGGAAATTGCTTTCTATGCCTTTCTGCTCCGTTTCGGGCAATCGTCTTGCTGTGCCTTTCTGCCCTATATAGCCCTTTCTGCGCTGCCGGTGCCTTTCTGCCCCTTCTGCACTTCCCTACTACCCCCGCACGGGCTTTTGTGCATATCCTCCCCTTCTGCCCCGCTCCCGCCCTTCTGCGTTCTTCCTCTTCGGATAAGACTTTCTGTCCTTTCTGCGGCCTTTCTGCAAACTTGCCGCTCTCCCGCTCCGTCCGGCTCTTTCTGCCCCGATTCGCCGCCTAAGTTGTTCTTTCTGCCCAGCTCCCCAGCGACCGGCACAGTCCATCCCGAAGAGAAAATGCGGCTTTCTGCAAGTTTTTCGCAAAAACCTCTTGACAAACACATAACTTCCATGATAAGATTGTGTCGGAAAGGTATTTTTAAAGGATATATAGATATAGATAAACAAAGTTTATTATATACAAAAAGACCAGCAGTCATGCACGATTGCTGGTCTTTCTGCGTATTCTGCCGTGTGTGTTAGGTCTGATCTTCTGCGCTTGTCTCAATCACGTTCATGTACTTGTCCGCCAGGGCCGGAGCGGACGGATTATCACCCAGCGGCGTATTAGGCGTAATGACCACTTCGGTCTGATCCGTATAGCCCATGTTATTCTTCATCAAGAAGATACCCGCCACAGGATTTATCTTGCCATTCTGCATATAATCCGCCATCATTCCGTTGATAATTGTGTACGCTTTTTTTAGCGTGTTACGCACTTCTGGTGGTATAAACGCGCTATCTGGGCCATTATTGGCGTATCTCCAAAGCACCACACGGCTAATACCGTAGG